TCCTGGAGTAAGAATTGGTGTTGCAGCTGCATCACTTAATGGTGTTTGAGTTTGTCCATTTACCTCGCAAGGTACGTTAATTGGGCATTGTTCACTCATATTATCTAATCTCCTTTTTAAAATAAATTTAGATTTTTAAAATCTTTCAATGTCAATATATTCGTTTTTTTCATTTATGTATAAGCATGTACACTAGTTTTTGAAATTTATTTATAGAAATTTATTAATAGGAGATATTTTTATAAGGTGTATGTTTCTATATAATTTCAATGTGCTCAATATACGAATTTAATAATGTATTATTCTAATAAGATTTACAGAAAGAGAAACATGAGTTTTTTTATTGAAGTTGTAGGTTTGAGAGCTGATACGAATTTAGATGAGGGGGTTTTTAAAAAGGGATCGAAAATGATTGTTAACAAAGAGTTAAAAGAGCATCTAGAAAAATCGAAGGAAGAAGAGGGCGAAATACCTGGTGGCTTAAAATGGTGACGACAGATTATATATTCCTATAAAAACTATCAATAGTCTGGTATATCCTACTGTAATTGCAGAAGTAGAATATACAACATTAGCAAATGAAAAATGGTATATAGGAGTAAAATAACATTCGATAAGGAAAAATAATTAGAAATCCTTCAAATTATTTATGTTGTTAAAAGGTGACGGGAAAACGAAAAAATAGTTCAAACTACAGTTTCAAATACAGAAAAGAAAGATGTGGAAGTAGTGGCAGAGTCGTGACCGCTTTTTGGCAGGAAATGTGCCGGTTGTTTTGGAATCGACGTGATATATTTGTATTGTGAGAAGTGGCGGAAAACATTTTTCACATTCCTTTATAACTCAAATGGATTGTTAGACTATGGGTGATGGTTGAGGATTGAATGAAATGTTGTTCCTGTTTTCAATTCCAATGTCAAAATCTGTTGTGTGAACGGAGAGGGGCTTTTGCTCTTCTTCCAGTTACTTAATATTGTTTGAGTGGATAACTGCAAACGATATTAGATGGTTGGAAGAAGAATAAAACTTCATTTACCGGATTAATAGTAATAAAATAAGATTTTGATGAAAGGGCAACTGATGAATGGTTGCTCTTTTATTGTAGGGTTAAATCTCTTAATTCGTAGTAGTTTGTCCAAACACCTTTACTCTACGCTACATACCATAAAGTAAATAGAGGAAAGGAGAAGATTAGTATGTCCTATTATTATTGTAAATATTGTGATGGTTATAAGAAAAAAGAACATAAATGTTCTAAAAGTCACGATAAATATTGTGAAGAAAAAAACCAAATCAATGTAAAGGTTGATTGTTGTTGTGGAAATAAAACTGATCCATCTGTAAGAGCTTCAGGATTCAAAGCTATATCAAATGTGGATCAAAGAATTAATGCAAATGCTATAGTAGATGTATTATTTCAAATGGAGCAATTTGATTATGATAATGAATATAATCCTGCAACATCTATATTCACTGCAAAAACAGCAGGTTTATATATTTTTAATCCAAGCATATCCTTTACTCCTGACAATGAAGATGTTCCATTATCTATAGCGTTAGCTTTATTTTTAAATAATCAATTAATTACAGGGGTAGATACAGAATATCATGCAAGCTCACCTCCGTTAGTAGGTTTTATAGTGAAAGATACTGTTATCGTGCAATTAAATGCTGGGGATCAAGTGAAGGTTATGATGTTTAGCCCTCAATCGGGAGTGTTAGAAGCTGGTATTAATACATCATTTTCAGCTGGTAGATTTCCTTCTCCGGCATAATAAGAGTAATAAAAGGCATTCCTTATGGAGTGCCTTTTATTATGTGGAAATTATATAGGTGATGATACTGGATGATTAAGTCATTAGTGTTTATTCTAGGTGTTTTGCTTTGATAAATTGATTGTTAAGGGAGTAACGAAAAATAAGGAGTGAGGATAGATGAGTGGAGACTTATACAATTATGAATGCCGTAACTGTAAACATGTGTTTGATTCATCAATGTGTGTGAATATAGAGGTGCTATGTATTATGTGTAGAAGTGGCAATGTACATCTAAAATCTAAATCAAACGAAATTAAAGAAGAACCTTTATTACAAATCGTACAATCAGATATCAACGCTGTTCCTATTGTACTGTACAAAGGTGAAGAGATAAAAGGAAGAGTAAGGGTTAGCTTTGATTGGAAGACAAACTACAATCGTAGATCGGGCCCTTACATTCACATCGAACATGTAGAAGACACTGAGGAACGTATTAACACAAGGATCATACAGCATAATCATCCTATTGTGGAAGAGCGAGTAGGGTTGTTTAGGTTATGAAAGAATACAAAACCAAACAACAGAAGCGTAAGTTCTATGACAGTGGTGAGTGGAAGAGTATACGCGAACAAGTAAAGAAGCGTGACAACTATGAATGCCAGGAATGCAAGCGTAATGGTAGAGTTCAAACAGATACCAATGAGTACAGTGAGAGTGCAAAGCGTAAGAAGATACAGCTCGTTGTCCATCATATAAAAGAACTAGAATATCATCCTGATCTTGCATTAGAAATAGATAACCTTGAAACAGTTTGTGTTAATTGTCATAACAAAGAACATGGAAGAATGTACGAAAAGAAACAAAATAAATGGGAACATGATGAGAAATGGTGAAAATACAACAAAAATAACACCCCCCCTTAAAATATTTCGTGAAAAATTCGTCTTAGGGGCACCGGAGGAGGGGGTTAACTGTCAGGTTTTTTTCGATTTTACGCACGTAAGGGGGGGTGGGTAGATGGCTGTTAGTATTGTGAGGTTAAAAGAACAGCTCATGAATAGTATTGATATCACAGATTTAGTCGAAGTTGAAAAAGTAGAAAGATACATTGATCTGGTCAAAGCATTTAGAAAAATAAATAAAACCATTAATAAAGAAGGTGAATCTGTAACAGTAAAAAATGGTTCTCAAGTTTTTGTTAAAGCCCACCCTCTTATAAGTGAGAGGAACAAAATTAACAGTTCTTTAATTGCTTTAGGAAGAGATATAAAATTCGTTCCTAAAGTGGGTGCTTCTAATACGGGATACAGTCCAAGTGATTTAATATGATCAGGCAAAAGTATGTAGATGAATATATTAAGCTTTATAGGAGTGGGAAAATAAAGTTCAACAAAGAAAGAGAACTGTTAATTGACTATCTAGAAAAATATGTTTTGAACAGAGACGATTTGTATTTTGATGATGAAATGATTGAGAAGTGTATCCGTTTTGGAGAGAAATGGTACTTCCCATTGCAAGCATTTCAGAAATTCTTAATAGCATTCGTTTTTTTGTTTTATAAGAAAAACGGGCGTGTATTTTATCGTAAATTCTTGTGGATGCTAGGACGTGGTGGCGGTAAAAACGGATTAATATCAGTCATCATTCATTTTTTAATTAGTGAAATGCATGGTATCACGGAGTATAACATTTCCGTTGTTGCAAACAGTGAAGAGCAGGCGAAAACCAGTCCAGATGAAGTTCATAAATGCGTCAAACGAAATGAAATATTGCAACGAGCATTTAAAACCACATTAACCCAAACTGTCTCTAAAGCAACAGGAAGTATATTGAAGTTTAGAACGTCTAATGGAGATACAAAAGATGGTTTGCGTGATGGCGCGGTTGTATTTGATGAAATACATCAATATGAAAGCAATAAAGATGTTCGAGTCCACATTAGTGGTTTAGGGAAAAAGAAAAACCCACGTGAATTTTACATTGGTACAGACGGGTATGTACGAGACGGATTTCTAGATAAGCAAAAAGAAAAAGCAATGAAAGTTTTAAATGGTGAAGCCCGTCCAAATGCTATCTTTCCGTTCATTTGTAAATTAAATGATGAAAAAGAAGTCGATGATATCGATAATTGGGAAATGGCGAATCCGATGTTATCTGATCCATTAAGTGAGTATGCTGAGGGATTACTTGAAACGATAAAAGAAGAATATGAGGATTTAGAGGATGATCCAAGCAACCGAGAGGAGTTCATGACAAAACGAATGAACTTGCCGGTTACAAATTTGGAGCGATCTGTTGCGAAATGGTCAGAAATTCTTGCTACAAATCGTCCATTTCCTGATTTATATGCTCAAGAATGCATAGGGGCATTAGACTTTGCAAGTATTCGAGACTTTGCAGCATGTGGTCTTTTATTTAGACAAAATGGGGAGTACATTTTTAAAACTCATTCCTTTGTTCGAAAAGAATTTGTTGATATCTATTATGGATATTCTAAAAAAGCAGGTGAGTTTAAAAAACAAAAATTTGCTCCAATAAAGGAATGGGAAGAGCAAGGACTACTAACGGTTGTGGATGAACCGACTATTAATCCTCAGCATATTGTTGATTGGTTTGTAGAAATGCGAGAACAATATGGGGTTAAAAAGATTATAGCTGATAACTTCAGAATGGAAGCAATAAGGCCATTATTAGTAGCAGAGGGGTTTGAAATAGAAGTTATACGAAACCCAAAAGCAATTCATAGTTTATTAGCTCCACGTATTGAAATGGCATTTGCAAATAAACAAATTGTTTTTGATGATAATCCGCTAATGCGTTGGTATACGCAAAATGTGTTGGTTGTTATCAAAGGTGATGGAAATAAAATATATGAAAAGAAAGAACCTGTACGTAGAAAAACAGATGGGTTTCAGTGTTTTGTTCATGCTCTTTATCGTGCGGATGAGATACAAGAAGCAACTGATTTTGTTATAGGTAACATTAAATTCTAATAAAGGGGGGGTGATAACCATTGGATGGTTAGGTTCAGTATTTAAAAGAAATAAAGAACTAGAATTTATGCTAGATCTGGATTTGATTGCTGATACAGCAAATAGGCTTCACATGAAACGATTAGCACTTGATACATGCGTATCTTTTCTAGGAAGAACGATTAGTCAATCTGAATTCAGGGTAAGAAACGGTAAAACATTTGAGAAGAATGAGCTTTATTATCGACTAAACGTTAGACCGAATAAGAATATGACCGCAAGTACCTTCTGGGAAAGATTTATTCGTAAACTTATTTATGATAATGAATGCTTAGTCATACAAGCTGATGATGGTGATTTACTTATTGCCGATGGATTTCAGCATAACGAATATGCTGTATATGAAGATGCTTTCACAGATGTAACAGTAAAAGATTACACGTTTAAGAGAAGTTTTAAACAAAGCGAAGTAATTCACTTAAAGTATCGAAATGATAAATTATCTCCACTTATCGATGGATTATTTGCGGATTACGGAGATTTATTTGGTAGGATATTAAACTCACAGAAGCGTAAAAATCAAGTTCGTGGCACGGTTGATATGGATATGATTGGTGCTAAAACAGAAGAACAAATAGCGAAATTACAAGAGTTTATAGACAACATGTATAAGTCGATTGGCTCAAAAGATATAGCTATTGTCCCACAACAAAAGGGTATTAATTATAACGAGATATACAACGGTGTTGCGAATGGCCCAAGTGTGGAAGAAATCAATAAAGTAACAAATGGTTTCTTAAATCAAGTAGCTATGGCATTTGGTATTCCAACAGCTCTGATATATGGAGAAATGGCTGATGTAGAAAAGCAAACGAAAAATTATATGCTTTTTACAGTACGGCCATTATTAAAAAAGCTATCTGATGAAGCGAACGTTAAATTCTTTGAAATGAGTGAATATCTTTTGGGACGAAGAATTGAGGTTAAGGCTGTTTCCTATCAAAGTATATTTGATCTTGCGACAAGTATTGATAAACTCATTTCTTCAAGTGCATTTACAGGAAATGAGATTCGATCAGAAGTAGATTATGAAGATTCTGATGATCCAAACCTAAATATCCATCATATTACGAAGAACTATACAAAACTAAATGAATCTGAAGGAGGGGAGAAAGAAAATGACGGTGAAAATTGACGTGAAAGGACCGATTATTTCTAATGATGAAGCTTGGATTTATGATTGGTTTGAAATGGATGCTACAAGCCCAAGTAAGATTTCAAAAGAACTTGAAAATGCAAATGGCGAGGAATTAGTTGTATCAATAAATAGTCCTGGTGGTTATGTAAATGAAGGTTCAGAGATTTACACGGCATTAAAAAATTATCCTGGTCATGTAGAAGTTCAAATTGTTGGTTTAGCAGCAAGTGCAGCATCATTTATTGCAATGGCTGCCGATAAAGTCCGCATTTCTCCAACAGCACAAATCATGATTCACAATGCTTCTATGTGGAATGGTGGTGATCATCGTGACATGGAAAAGGCGGCTGAGATGTTAAAAATAACAGATCGAGCAATTGTAAACGCCTATGTCATTAAAAGTGGTAAATCAGAAGAAGAACTACTTAATATGATGGCTGAAGAGACTTGGATGGGTCCACAACAAGCATTAGAAAATAATTTTGTAGATGAAATCATGTTCATGGAGAATCCAGTTAAAATGACAGCTTCAAGTGCCACTTCTACTATGATCCCGCAGAAAGTAATTGATGGTTTTAGAAATGGAACAATGGGAAAAGGTCAAGGAATTACAAAAGAAGATTTAAATACAGCATTATCAGGGTTAAAAGGTGAAATCCTGAATGATTTACAAACGAATACAAATCCAAAAGAGCTTATTCCAGAACCTGTTAATACAAAGCAGAATCTGAGTAAGCTCTTTTTAACTTTAGGAGGAAAATAAAATATGGTTATTAAATTCAATAACTTTGAAGAGAAGAAATTAGCTTTTGCGAAAGCAACACAGGAAGGTACAACAGAAGAACAATCGGCAGCATTAAATTCTATGATTGAAGCACTTGCTACAGATGTTCGTTCAGATATCTTAAATCAAGTGAATGAATCAATGGTAGATCGTTCTATTATGCAATCTCGCGGCGCTAATGTATTAACAAGCGAGGAAATGAAGTTCTTTAATGCAGTTGTGGAAGAAGGTGGCTTTAAGTCTACTGAAACTTTACCTAAAACAACTCAAGAACGAATCTTTGATGATTTAGTTGAAGATCATCCTTTATTACAACATATTGGTTTAGAAAATTTAGGGGCTGTAACAGAATTCATTTACGGCGATCCAGAGGGTGCAGCAGTATGGGGACCGTTATTTGATGGTATTAAAGGGCAACTAAATGCTACATTCCGTAAAGATAGCATTTCACAACTTAAATTAACAGCGTTTATTCCATTAGCAAACGACATGTTGAAACTTGGACCGGTATGGGTAGAACGTTATGTTCGTACAATGATTACAGAGGCAATGAAAGTGGGTTTAGAACGTGGATTTGTAGCTGGTACAGGTAAAAATGAACCTATCGGGTTATTAAAAGATCCAAGTGGAAGTGTTGTGAATGGAGTATATCCAGATAAGAAGCCAGTAGGCACTTTAACATTCGAACCAGGTCGTAAAACAATCAATGAATTAAAAGGTGTTGTTAAACTACTAGCTAAAAAATTAAATGCTGATGGTTCGGATGCAGATCGACCAAAAAATATTGCTGGTAAAGTAGTAATGGTAACTAATCCGTTTGATACTTTTGATATTCAAGCGAACGCAACAATTCAAAATGCGGCTGGAGTATATGTAACAAGCTTGCCATTTAATCCGACCCTTACAGAATCGGTGTTTGTACCTCAAGGGAAAGTATTATTCTTTGTTAAGGGTCAATATGTTGCAGCGATGGGTGGAACAGAGCCAATCAAAAAATATGAAGAAACACTAGCTTTAGAAGATGCGACAGTTTATATTGCTAAACAATATGCTACAGGTAAACCAAAGGATAAATACACTTCACAAGTTTACACATTGAAACTTGAAGAAGTAACGCCACCAACACAAGGATGATGTGAATGGATACAGTAATTTCAAATGAAATATTACAGCAATTCAAAGATAGGATGCGATTAGGTGATGACGAAGACGATAACCTAAGACGTATCCTTTTTGTATCCAATGAGGCTCTAATAAAAGTATGTGGATCGTATGACATAACCAAAGATGAGACGTTCAAAGAATTAGTTTTTGAGCGTTCTCGTTATGTTTACAATGATGCACTTGAGTATTTTACTAAGAATTTTTTAACCGAAATTAATAGTTTTGGCATTGCAAAAGCTTTAGAAGAAATAAAATTGGACGGTGATTAATATGCGTCCTTTTCACTACAAAAAACCACTGAATTCCGGTGATTTTAGAAATCGAATTAGCATTGAACAACCTGTAGTAATAAAAGATGAATTAAACCAAGTAATCGAAACATCTTGGCAAGAAGTTAAAAAAGCATGGTCAATGATAAAAACGGTAAAAGGGTCTGAGTATATTGAAGCTTCAGCTTCACAGGCTACACGGGTTTATCGCTTTGTAATGCCTTATACATCAGGAATTACAGAATTAATGCGGATTAAAATGAAGGATCGTATATTTGATATTATCGAACCGCCAATGAATGATGATGAAATGTATCAAACATTAACCATTATCGCAAAGGAGCATACTTAATATGAATGATTTTGCAAGTGAACTTGCTAGAGAATTACAAAGATATGCGAATGTTGTGGAAGAAAACTTAGAAAATGAAATTGATGAAGTGGGAGATATTGCTGTCGGTAAGTTAAAGCAAGGTAGCCCCCAAAAAACAGGTGCTTATCGTAAAGGGTGGCGTAAGAAAAAAGAAGGTAATGGTGTTGTCCTCCATAATACGCAAGGACAACTAACGCATCTTTTAGAAAAGGGACATGCCAAAGTCGGTGGTGGTCGAGTTCCAGCACAAGTTCATATTCGTCCAGTTGAAGAGTATGTAATTGACGAATTGCCAAGACGTATTGAAAGGGCGGTCGGGCAATGACATTAGGTGAATTAACAAAAATCCTTGAAGCTACAGGTTATCCTGTGGTTTATTCGCATTTTACAGCAACGCCAACCAATCCAATTCCAGCGCCACCTTATATTTGTTTCCTTGTGGATGGTTCAGCCAATCTCATGGCTGATAACAAGGTCTATCACAAGATAAATGATTTAAATATAGAGCTTTATACAACTAAAAAAGATTTAGTTGCAGAAGCCAAGCTTGAACAAGTCCTAGACGATCATGAAATTCCTTATGATTCGTATGGGACTTTTATTGAATCTGAAAAGTTGTATCAAAAAAATTATGAAACGAGGTTGATGTAAATGAATGAAAACAAAGTAGCCTTTGGTTTGAAAAATGTCCATTATGCACTCTTTGATATTAAAGATGGTGTCGTTACATTTAGTACACCAATTCCATTGCCAGGTGCGGTTGAATTAACGTTTGATCCACGGGGGGATTTAATTGAATTCTACGCGGATGACATGCTTTACTATGCAGCGAGTAACAACCAAGGGTATGACGGAACGTTATCTATTGCGACTATTCCGGAACAATTTGCTGTTGATGCATTAGGTGAGGAATTAGACGAGGAAGATGGCGTGTTAAATGAGTTAGCTGATGCGAAAGGAAAATCATTTGCACTATTATTTGAATTTGATGGTGATGTACGAGCGACGCGCCATGTTATGTTTAACTGTTCAGCAAGTCGTCCGACACTTGCATCTAAAACGAAAACAAATTCAGCAGAACCTAACACAAATGAACTTAAATTTGTATCAAGCCCTATTGATATTAACGGAAAACGTATGGTTAAAACGAAAACTACTACTAAATCAAAACAAGCGATTTATGATAATTGGTACAAGAAAGCATATACAAAAGTACCTGCATTACCAAAAGGAGCGTAAGTAGATGGAAAAGACAATTACAATAGACGGAAAACGAGTCAGATTAAAAAGTACAGCGGCAACAGTTAAACGATATAAAGCACAATTCAGACGTAATTTATTTGCAGATATGATGGGGTTAGGAGCAATTAGTACGTTAACTTCACAAGATGGATCACAACAACCTATCGATACATCTAATCTTGATTTAAGTAAAGTGGATTTTGAGCTTGTTTATGATTTGACTTGGTTATTCGCTAAAACGGCTGATTCCAGTATTCCTGATCCTATGACGTGGCTGGATGAATTTGAAGAATTCCCAATTGAAGAAATCATGCCAGACATAATGGAACTAGTTCAAGTCACTATGGGAGCAAAAAAAAAATAACAGCAAATAATGAAAAGCAAGGGACATTCAGTGATGAAGAATTAACCACTGATTTGTTCCTGGCTCTTTGTTATAAAGCAAAATTAACGCATTGGGATTTAGAAACCATGACAATCGGTGATTGTTTTGATTACATCGCTGAGTTTGCTGAAATGGAGAATCCAGACAAAGAAAAAGTTAGAAAAGCAAGTCAAAAAGACTTTGATTCATTCTAAGAAATGAGGTGAGAAAATGGCAGGAAGAATTAAAGGGATTACGATAGAAATCGGCGGAAATACTCAACCGTTACAAAATGCTTTAAAAGATGTAAATAAACAAAGTGATGCCTTGGCTAAAGAATTAAAAGATGTTGAACGCTTGTTAAAGTTTGATCCAGGTAATGTGGAAGCATTAGCACAAAAACAAAAATTACTTACACAACAGATTGAAAATACAACGCAAAAGCTAGATAAATTGAAAGCAGCGGAACAACAAGTACAAGCTCAATTTCAAAACGGTAAAATTTCTGAAGAACAATATCGTGCATTCAGGCGTGAAATTGAATTTACAGAAGGGTCACTTAATGGTCTTAAAAATAAACTAGGAAACATGAAAGCTGAGCAAGAGAATGTAGCGAGCTCCACAAGGCAATTAGAAACATTGTTTAGAGCTACAGGAAAAAGCGTTGATGATTTTGCAGGAGCATTAGGAAATCGTCTTGTGAATGCAATTAAAAGCGGAACAGCTACAAGTCGCCAACTAGAACAAGCGATTGGAATTATTGGTCGTGAAGCATTAGGAACTGAAGCAGATATTGAAAAATTACAACGGGCGCTACGATCTGTGGATGCTGGCAATTCAATACAACAAGTGCGAAACGAATTACGAGACTTACAACAAGAAGCCCAAAGGACAGAAAGAGAATTTCAAGAATTAGATATAGGCTTAGAAAACGTACTTGGTGCAATGGTAGCTGGTGGCGGAATTGCCGGGACAATCGAAAAAGCACTTGATATGTCCAAATTAAAAACAAAGATTGATATCACTTTTGATGTCCCAGAGTCTTCGAAGAAATCAGTAGAAGAAGCTGTGAGAGGCGTTACCGCTTATGGCGTTGATGCCGAGGCATCTTTAGAAGGTGTACGTAGACAATGGACATTAAATAAAAATGCTAGTGATGAGGCGAATGCAGCGATTGTAAAAGGAGCGGCAGTTATTGCTAACTCTTATGAAGGAGTAGATTTTACTGAGTTAATTCAAGAAACAAATGAAGTAGCTGCGGGTATAGGAGTATCAAACGATCAAGCTTTAGCTTTAATGAACTCTCTATTAAAAGCAGGATTTCCACCAGAACAATTAGATACAGTAGCAGAGTATGGAATGCAAATGCATGAAGTTGGGTTCAGTGCTAAAGAAATCCAATATATTTTTGAACAGGGAATAGATACGAAAACTTGGAACATCGATAATCTCAACGATGGGGTTAAGGAGGGGCGATTAAATCTTAAAGGCTTTAGTCAAGAGGTTCCAAAAGCAATGACTGAATTACTAGAAGGTACAGATGTCTCTGCTGAAAAAATGAAAGAGTGGGGAAATGCAGTTGTTAGCGGAGGGGAAGCTGGCTCGAAAGCTATGTCTGAAGTTGCGCAATGGATAGACGGGATTAAGGATAAATCGCTTCAAGATGCTATCTCAATGGAAATCTTTAAAACAAAATGGGAAGACCAAGGGAAAAATTTACTCGCGGTTTATAAAGGCGTAGACAAAGCACAGGATAAGACAAAGCAAAACCAAGATCAATTAAATGAATCTGTTCAAAAGATGGATGCTAATCCAGCTGTGAAATTTCAAAAAGCTATGCAAGGTTTACAAGTTGCTCTCGAACCATTGCTAGGCGTTGTAGCCGATGTTATTTCTAAATTCGCTGAATGGATTTCTAACAATCCAGAGTTGGCAGCGACATTAGCAGCAGTAGCAACCGCTATTGGTATAATATCGGGTGCAATCATGGCACTTGCACCTATAGTTGTAACCGTCATGAGCTTTTTAGAAGTTTCAGCATTAGTAGCAGCTGGGATTGTCGCCATTGTTCCAATTATCATAGCAGCTATAGTTGCTCTAGGTTTTGCTATTTATAAAAATTGGGACGATATCAAAAATTGGACAATAGAAACCTGGAATTCTATTAAAGAATATTTGATAGAACTTTGGAACGGTATTGTTCAATCATCTAGTGAAGCCTGGAATTCATTTTTAGAAACAATGCATTCATTCTTTGATCCAATAGGTCAGTTTTTTAGCGATTTATGGACAGGAATAGGCGAGATATGTAGTAGTACCTGGAATTCTATTGACGAATTTTTCTCAGGAGCTTGGGCTTCATTCACTGAAATGATGCATAGTTTCTTTGATCCGATAGGGGAATTCTTTAGTAGCTTGTGGTCTGGAATTGTTGAAACAGCCTCCTCTTGGTGGACTTCTTTAGTTACAACAGCTTCCGAACTGTGGGGAACACTCGTACAAGCTTGGCAAGAAACTTGGAACACGATTCTCACTGTTTTAGATCCAATTATTTCAGCAGTTTCTACCGTTTTAGAAGCTGGATGGTTACTTATTCAAGCCGGAGTACAAATTGCATGGGCGGCAATTTGCCAATATATTATTCAACCAATTCAAGAGGCTTACAATTGGGTGAGTACAACAATCAGTGAAATGGTTACTTGGCTTGGTACACAATGGGAAATTGCAAAAGTTGTGGCACAAATAGCCTGGGGATTATTTAAGCAATATATCATTCAACCAGTCGTAGACACTTGGAACTTAGTAAAAGAAAAGTTCAGTGATTTAGTTTCATGGCTAAATTCACAATGGGAGACAATAAAATCATATACATCAGCAGCGTGGAGTTTGGTAAAACAGTATGTTATCCAGCCAGTGCAAGAATTGTGGAATGCAACAAAAGAAAAGTTGAATGATTTAGCAAATTGGATATTAGGAAATTGGGCAAAAATCCAATCTTATACACTTGCAGCATGGCAGTTAGTTTATAAATATGTTATTGATCCGGTTATTTCAGCCTATAATTCTACGAAAGAAAAATTCGGCGAAATGTATAACAGTGCGAAAGAAAAATTTGATGCTATAAAAAATGCAGCACAAGAAAAATTCGATGCGGCTAAACGTAACATCATTGATCCAATCAAAGAAGCGGTTGGTAAGGTAGAAGAATTTATTGGGAAGATTAAGGGATTCTTTAGTGATTTAAAATTAAAAATCCCCAAACCTGAAATGCCATCAATGCCACACTTTAGCTTAGAAACTAGTACAAAAAATGTTTTAGGTAAAGACATTACTTATCCGTCAGGAATTGGCGTGAAATGGAATGCAAAAGGTGGTATTTTTACTCGTCCAACTATTTTCGGAATGAATGGTGGACAACTTCAAGGTGCTGGAGAAGCGGGACGAGAAGCGGTGCTTCCCCTTAATAAAAAGACACTTGGAGACATTGGCGCTGGAATCGTAGCAGCCATGCCACGAGAACAATTTGCTATGCCAGGAGAAATAAATCAATTAATGGGTGACATGAGCCGTATGATGGCTAGTTCTGTAAGTCAATTATCAGCCTTAAAGACTGTTATGAGTGGCGTGTATGGGAATATGTCAAATAGCAAACAGGCTATGACAAGTAGTGTATCAAATCAAGTAATTGATAACTCACTTGGATCATCTGGTGGCGGAGCAATTCCGATGCTTGGTGGTGATTTGGTTGTTGAAGTTCCTGTTGTTATAGAGGGGCGAGATGTGGCGCGTGGTACGTATCGATATACAACCGAGTACCAAAAAAGAGAAAAACAAAGAGACTCAGCCTTTTAGGTTTGGGTTTCTTTTATTTTATAAAGAAATGGGGTGTTAAAGTGAGTTCTTTTACATTTAACAATGAACGTAAAAAATATGTCCAAATTGAAAAAGGATGGAAAAGACCTACTTGGGCACCGTTGAAACGAAATTTTCTCAACGTTCCAGGATATCCAGGTGCAAGATTGTTAAATACACAAACAGAAATGCGCGTTTTATCTATTCCGGTAGGAATTATAGTGCCTGATGGATCTAACTTAGAAAAGCTGAAAGAGGAAATTGCAAGTTGGCTAATAACAGATCAACCAACTGAACTTATTTTTGATGTAGAACCAAACAGAACGTATTTAGCAATTGTAGATGATAGCTTTGATCCAGATGAATTTGTAACACTTGGAATAGGAACGCTTAAATTTATTTGTCCAATGCCTTACAAATTAGGACCAATTCGAAACGCAAAAGCAAAACTAGAACCAAATAATAGTATTAAAATGGATGCTTTGAATGAGGGAAGTGTATTTTCAGAACCGAAATTCAAGATACAGGTAGAGAATCCGTCCACATTCATCGATATTATAAATAAAAATGGCGATCAACATTTTCGTATAGGATATCCAGTTAAGGTAGATGAAACGCCAATAAGTCGATATGAATTGGTTATGCATGATAAGGCAAATTCTTTAGTAGGTTGGACGGAAGTCGGGAAAGACTTTGTTTCTGATTACGGAAGCGTAGCAGGGAAGATGATAGCGGATGGTGCACGTATCATGCCATCTGATTACGGTCAAGGGCAATTTTGGCACGGACCAGCAGTGAAAAGAAGCATTACAGGTGGACCGCTACAAAATTTTACACTTGATGCAATAGTTGAATGCCGAAACTTAAACCCCGCAACTATGGGACGTGTAGAACTTTATTTATTAGATGAAAACAGCGTTGTGGTCGGAAAAGTAGGTATGTTTGATGCATATAGAGATTCTAGTGAGAATTTTGGTGAAGTTATGGCGGGAAACGGTGACTACAATCATCTGATTATAGCGGAAACTGGTTATTATCGTTCAACTTGGAATAATTTTTATGGCCGTCTACACATTGCAAGAGTAGGAAACTATTGGCAAGGTGATATTGCCTTGCTTGATGAAAAAGGAAATTACCATACAGAAAAATTCGCCCAATGGTGGGATACGGGCAATAGCTTTATGAAAAAGGTAGCTCAAATTGTTGTTCATATATGCTCGTTTAATGACGCACCATCATTAATTGCAGCTGTACACGATATCAAAGTACAAAAAGTGAATAGCAATACAGAACGTCAAATACCGTATATTGTTCAAAAAGGAGATCTTGTAGAAATCGATTCATCGGATGCAAGTATTCGTATTAACGGAGCAGATGCGATAAATATAAAGGATTTTATGAGTGACTATATACGTATTGAAAAAGGAAAGAATGAAATCGAAATATCCCCAAACAACATTGGACAGGTAGATGTCACATATAGGGAGCGGTACAGATGAGTAAAGCAAGTAATCTATTACACATTGTGGATTTTAAAACAGAACAAATCATAGGTGTTATCAAAGAACAGGATTATTGGGATGATTTACGCCAATGGGAACTTAAAGATAACAAAGATAAATTTGAGTTCACAACAGCTGATGGTACAAAGATAGCGGCATCACTTATACAACAGAACCTTGTCGTTAAACAAACTCGTGACGGTACTTTTGTTTCATACATTATTACAGAAGTAGAACAAGATACAACAGGTCGTCCGAGAAAGATTTACGCACTTGGTGAACATACAAAACTAAAGAAAGCGACCGTAATTAAGCCGCAGACCTTACAAGCATCCACAATTGATCAGTCTGTTGACTTCGCTTTGAAAGGGACTGAGTGGAAACGTGGAATTACTGAGTATAGTGGTATACGTACTATTAATATAAAGGATTTTACAAATCCGCTCGATCTCTTAAAACAAATCGCATCTATTTTTGAACTAGAAATTCGTTTTAGAACAGAAATAATGGGATCTTTTATTGTAGGTCGTTATGTAGATGTAGTAAAAAAGGTTGGCCGTGACAATGGGAAAGAGTTTTTACTAGAAAAAGATGTACAAGGCATCCGTCGTATTGAGAATAGCCAAGAGGTAGTAACCGCTCTTGTAGGTGTTGGGCCATCTAAAGAAAACCCTGATACTGGGAAAGAAGAGTTTTTAACATTTGAATATATCAACGGTGGGAAGTTGTACGTAAGTAACAATGATGCGTTACAACGTTGGTCGAAAGATGGTAAGCATTTATTTGATATTTATTTACCACAAACAGAAAATCAAGATATGACGAAGGAACGACTCAAACAATTAACAGAAGCGGAATTAAAGAAGCGAATTAATAGTTCTACTTTATATGAAGTAAATGCAGTAGCACTTGAAAAAGTGTTTGGCTTATCTCATGAAGCGGTTCGTAAAGGTGATGCGGTACGAATAAAAGATACAGGGTTTAGTCCACCACTTTTTTTAGAAGCTAGGTTAATCGCAGCTGATGAATGTGACACTGATCCATCGAAAGATAAATATATCTTTGGTGACTATCGTGAAATCACAGATATACGAAACCAAATCGATAGGTTATACGCACAAATCATGGGTAGCTTATCAAATAAAGCATCTAAAGAATTACTAGATACGTTAGATAAAAAGCTTCAAGAAAACGTAAAAGAAACAGAAGTCATTCGAAAAGAGTCGGAAGCAGCAAAGAAAATCGCTGAACAAGTGGCTGAAAACTTGAAGAATAATACCGTTGATATTATGGAAGGTGTAAATCCACCAACAGCAAATTTAAAGGATAGAAAAACGTTGTGGCAAGATATCAGCAAAGGTAAGCCTGGTATTCTGAAATTGTGGAAGGATGGTAAATGGGATTCTGTTGTTCCTGATGTGGAATCCGTTAAGAAAGAAACATTGGAACAGGTGAGCAAAGATATTGAGGCAACAAAAAGCGAATTAAATCAAAAGGTTCAAGAAGCGCAAAAACAAGCAACAGGGCAATTTAATGAAGTGAAAGAAAGCTTACAAGGTGTTAGTCGTACCATTTCTGATGTGCAAAATAAACAGGGTGAAATTGATAAGAAGGTAACAAAGTTTGAGCAAGATTCTAACGGGCTTAAATTATCTATTGAATCGTTAACTAAAAAAGATACTGATATCAGCGATAAATTAAATACAGTCGAGCAGACTGTGGAAGGTACAAAAAAGACAATATCTGATGTGCAGCAAACAACAAATGGTCTAAGTAAAACAACAACTGAAATTAAAGAAGAAGCTGGGAATATTTCAACAAAGTTAGAACAGGTTGAAGCTCGTACTGTAGGTGGTGAAAACTGGCTAATCAATACAGGCCCAAACGAAAGACCTCAAACAATCGGGATGATCGGTGGCGCGGTATTGAATAAAGTTACATCATTTGTTCAACCTGGCGAATACGTAGCGATTGAATGTCAAGATCATACAGACGCCTTTTATCAATTCCATCTAGATAACACTAAGATAGGAGACTTTGAAAAAGGGAAAGATATAACAATATCTTTAGACCTTCAAAATGATGTGCTTTTAGATTTTATTTTATTCCAATACATCAACGGATCGTGGAGTGAGTCAGTACAAAAGCCTGTGCCAGCTAAAGACTGGCGTCGTGAGTCATGGACGTTTAAAATCGATGTTCGCGCTACTGGTTGGGGATTTAGAATTCGTTTTGCTAGAAATGAAGCATCTAAAGGGAAAAGGTTCCGTTTCAAGAAAGCTAAACTCGAAAAAGGATCTGTTCCAACAGATTTCAGCAAGTCAACATATGAGCTGGAGCAAAGTGTGGATGGAATCAAAGAAACCGTAACAAAAGTTGAAAATAATCAAAGCGGGTTTGATAAACGTGTTACAGAAGTAGAGAAGTCAGCAAACGGAATCACTCAAAGTGTTTCGAAATTACAAGAGACTCAATTGCAACAAGGGAAAACATTAACTCAAGCTACTACAACATTAGAACAACATTCTGAAGCATTGAGTCTAACAATGAAAAAGAAAGATGTTGAGGAGTATGTTGGCGGTATTGGGTCTATCAACGAGATCAGAAATGCAGGTCTTGAATTAGGTACCAAGTATTGGTCAATTAACCAGGGTACTGTCATTCAGCCAAACTCAAAATACAAAGGATACGCAACTTTCTGGAGTGATTACTCAGGAAAGACTAGTGATCACTGGTCTGGTACCGCTTCTGAATTTATATCAGTTACAAATGGTGAGGATCTTATTTCTTCAGGTTGGTTTGTTACTGACAGTATAGCTTCACTGGATCAAAAAGCTTGGATGGAAATTGAGTTCTGGAATGCTACAAAAGGAACTAGAATGAGAACGCAGCGTGTAGAAATCCAATGGGCTAAACAAAGCGATTGGGCAAGAATGATGATGGTTTCAAAGGTTGCAGCTAATGAAGAGTGGGTTAGATGGCGTTATTATGTTCAAAGAAACGGACGTATACGAGCTGCTCTGCCTATGTTACAGCGGGGTAAAGTAGCTACAGAATTTTGGTTACATCCAAAAGATCAAACTAATGTTGATAAAATGATTGAAGATATTGCCGATAAAGTAGCTACACAAGATTACAACAAGAAAACAACTGAATTAGAGCGCCTTATTTCCGCCAATGCGGAGGGAATTAAACTTGCTGCAATAAAAACGGAAGTATATACAAAACAACAGGCTGACGGAAGATATGCGGATAAAGCGTATGTAGAAAAACAAGAGGGACGTATTGAGGTAACTGAAAAAGCGATTACTAGTACCGTCCAAAAAGGCGATATTATCTCGGCAATTAACCAGACAGCCGAAAAGATTTCTATTAGTGTTTCAAAGCTAGATATAAATGCAGATACAGTTGTGAAATGGCTAACAGCAAAAGGAATTGATGCTGATGTTATTAAAATCAGTGGTGATAAAGTAACAATTGATAAGAATGGTATTACAGCAAAAATGGCTGACTTCTTTTTTGAAGATGAGCGTGGGCAGAAATTTTCAGTAACACCAAGGAAGAATCTCATTCCAGATCATGACTTTTCACACATTTCTTTTAAGAATTTTAATAATTATTTTTTGAAGATTGAATACAGTCCTACATGGACAATTATGTCTAATCCATATATTGAGAAACCAGTGGTTAACAATTATGAGCCAATGGTTAATCCGTTGCGGATAGATTTGTCGAATTGGATTCGTTTTACATTATTTGATGGAGTAAAACCAGGTAAGAAATACACATTGTCGGCTCATTTCAGAGCAACTACCAATGATAATCGTGTAAACATTACAAACAAGCCAATCATGAGAGCGGTATTCGGTAAATATAACGGTGACACTCCGGTGGAGCTTGGACGAGCATCAAAAACTTACGATGCACCAAACATTCAAACTGGGAAAATAGTAAGATACGCTTTAACCTTCACTGTGCCGAGTAACTATGTAGAAGGAAATGGTTATGTTTATATTGATTTATTTGGCGAGGGTCTGATAAATAATATGCAAGCAATTGCTGTATCAGGTGTTCAGTTGGTGGAAGGTGACGTTCCTTCCGTTTATAACTGGGATACAACACATGGAGAACTCGTAAACGGAACACTGCCTTTTTCTACAATTGCGCTTGGTACAAAAGATAATGTTATTTATCACAATCATGTGAACAAATGGAACTATATGAATGCGCCACTTGAAATCATAAGCAATGGTGAAATGATGGCGCTTGTTGGAACCGATCGTGCGGGACTCAGTTTTTATCCCCGTGGCGGTGGAGAACGTAGAAGTTACATCGGTCACATTTACAACAATGAAAATAGATTCCGAATTGAATCAAAAGATCCAATTGCAACGACACAATCAATTGAATGTAATGGGATTAACGTAGGTGGTGGATACTTTGGTTTTAATGCAGGTTCTATTCATTATACAAATGGTAGCTTAGGTACAGGATGGTATTTCCATGATGGCAGATGGAATTATGTTAATTTCACAAATATGACTTCTAGAACATAGAGAGGAAGATGAGTATGAATCCAGATAAGTTTATGCGTCCAATGCCACCTAATGGACAGTCACCATTCTTAGGTAGAGTAGTTGATTTGAAGAAAGATGAAAATCAGGTCACAGTTAGCATTCCAAACGATATGCTAGAATTTTGCGGTATCAAAGAAGATACAAAAGTAGAGGTTTGGGGACTTCCTGATGGTACGCTGAGTATGCGCATTGCTACTGCATGTGACTTATGTAATAAGGGTGGCAAAGTTTACGAAATTGAGCTTTTCGGTAAAGTAAGTCTATCTGTGCCGACGATTATTTAAAGCTAACTGGAAAGGGCCCAGTGGCTTCTGATGAAGTGAAAATTGAACATGTTAAAGAAGTAGAAAATAGAATTATAGAAAAAGCATTATCAGCAGATCAGTATTAACTAAATACATGTAAACAAGTAGGACAGCCATGAGCTGTTTTTAATTTTGAATAAAATACAGCTTTTATAACAAAGAGGGGCGATTTCGCTTCTCTTTTTATTTTGAAACGGGGTAGTCAAAGTGGAAGGATTACAAGAAGTAAGAAGTGATGTTCAAGAAATAAAGCAAGATATCAAGGACATTCGTTTAGAAATTAAAAGCTTAGAGATGCGAACAACTGGTAACGAGAAGGACATTATCAATATCAACAAACAGTTAGATAAAATTAGCGCTAATACTACCTGGATCTTACGACTTATTGTAGGTGGAATTATAGGCGCAGCACTCACTTTCTTAATGAAGGGAGGTGGTATGTAATGTTTGAAATTACAGTAATGATTGGCATTGTAGTAGGTCTTTCGCAAATCGGAAAAACGATTGGATTACAAACAAAATATGTTCCGTTATTGAATCTAACGCTTGGCATTGTGCTAGGCGTTTTATTTTTGGGCGGAGATATCAAAACAAATGTATTTCAAGGAATCATCATTGGACTGTCAGCAAGCGGATTATTTGATCACACAAAAATTATGAAAAAGGATGTTGATGAAAAATGAAAAAGACATTAAAACATATTACCTCGTTCCTTATGATTCTAGTACTTGCTGGTTCTTTTGCTGCAAGTGCTTTTGCTGATAGAACACTTATTATTCCTGATTTACCTAAACAACCATACCGTTATGGCGTGGGTGCATATGAGGGCGTTGTAGCTCATTCTACAGCAACTCCAGAAGCGCCAGCTATTAACATTCAAAAATACGAGTCTCGTACATGGAGAAACGCATTTGTTCACTATGCAGTCGATTGGAACGAAACAATCCAAATTGCGGATACAAAGTACATTGCTTATGGCGGTGGACCTGCAGCGAACAAACGATTTGTGCATGTAGAATTATGCGAAACAGCGGACTATACAAAATTCAAACGCAGCTATGATAAATATGTTAAATTACTAGCTAAAATCTTACGTGACCGTGGGTTATCTGTAGAAAAAGGATTATGGACGCATAGCGATGTAACACATTATCTCGGCGGTACAGATCATGAAGATCCAATTGATTACTTAAAGTCTCATGGCGTTTCAGAAGCTCAATTTAGAGCAGATGTACAACGAGCATACAATAATTCTAGTGTAGATGTTTCTGTCCCTGAAAAGCCATCTAAACCAGCAGAAGTACCAACAGCAGTAGCAGATGGTATCGCTTATATTGAAGGATACAATGTGAATTTACGTAAAGGACCTGGTACAAGTTATTCTAAGATTCGGCAATTAAACAAACCAGAATCTTATATTGTGTGGGCTGAAAAGGATGGTTGGTTAAATCTTGGTGGGGATCAGTGGATTAAGAACGATCCATCTTATGTGAAGTTTAGTAAGAAGAGTACCGTGGATTCTTCTATTGTAGGAAAGCGTGTTATTTCAAAAGTTAACAATCTACGTTTCTATGATGCTCCATCTTGGCAGGATAAAGATGTTGCTGGTTTCGTAGATGCAGGTGAGGGATTTACAATTGATGGAAAGTTAAATGTGAACGGTTCACTACAATATAAGATGCACAATAGTATAGGGAAAACATATTATATTACGATGAATGAAGTTTATGTATATGTAAGATAACTGTATTACTACAGTATAGTACACTCATAGGAGGTAGTTATGTGTTTGATAAAAATGAAATACAAAAGATAAATAGGATACTTCAAGCTAATGCATTAAATCCAAATCTAATTGGCCCTACACTTCCCCCAATCCCACCATTTACTTTACCAACTGGTCCCACGGGTCCAACAGGAGGGACAGGCCTAACAGGAGCAACAGGTCCAACAGGAGGGACAGGCCCAACGGGAGCAACAGGCCCAACGGGAGAGACAGGTCCAACGGGAGAGACAGGCCCAACGGGAGCAACAGGTCCAACGGGAGCAACAGGTCCAACAGGAGGGACAGGCCCAACGGGAGCAACAGGTCTAACGGGAGCAACAGGTCTAACGGGAGCAACAGGCCCAACAGGAGCAACAGAAGGTTGTCTTTGTGATTGCTGTGTTTTGCCTATGCAGAACGTTTTACAACAACTTATTGGGGAAACTGTGATTCTTGGCACTATTGCAGACGCGCCCAACGTCCCCCCTCTTTTCTTTTTATTTACTATCACTTCCGTAAATGATTTTTTAGTTACAGTTACAGATGGTACCACATCCTTTGTGATCAATATTTCTGATGTAACAGGGGTAGGGTTTTTACCACCAGGGCCATCTATAATATTACTTCCGCCTGTAGACTCAGGATGCGAATGTGATTGTCGTGAACGACCAATTAGGGAGTTATTGGATACGCTTATCGGTACTACAGTGAATCTTTTAGCAAGTACTGGTTCTACTGCAGCAGGTTTTAACGTGGAACAAACAGGTCTTGGCATAGTTCTAGGTACTTTACCTATAAATCCAACTACAACCGTTAGGTTTGCTATTTCAACTTGTAAAATTACAGCTGTGAATATAACTCCTGCTACGATATAGTTGATTTCTTTCAGAAGTATCTGTTGCTACTCGATAAGAAAAGCAGGATGGATTCTTCTATTCTAAGGAAGCATGTTGTTTCAAAATTTAACAATCTACGTTTCTATGATGCTCCATCTTGGCAGGATAAAGACTGTAGATGCAGGTTTAGGATTCACAATCGATACGAAAGTAAGTGTTAATGGTTCGCCACAATATAAAGTTCACAATAGCAAAGGAAAAACATACTATGTAACAGTAAATGAAGCCTATGTGTATGTGAAGTGAAAACAAGGGCCGTCCTTAATTGGGCGGCTTTTTTTACTTGTTGCTTAGCGTGTTTTTTCAAAATGCTATTGGTTAAAAGGAGACAAAAAAATAAGACCAATCACTATGGTCTTATCATTTTCTATCCGTTATGGTAAAACTAATGTGATTTGTCTTGTCTTTTCCTACGTACCTATCATATCCAAAATCATACGTGTTTGGTGACTCGTTTTCGTCTACCCCTTTAGCGATTAACTTATCTATCTCTTCTATAGATAGTTTTGTGTCTGCAATACGAATCAAACATTCCATTAGTTTATGATACTGTTCATATTTTGTTTTATCCTCAAATACTCTCATGTTTGTTGCAACTGAAACGGAGTTTGATACCCAATCACTCTTACCCATCTTTGAATAAATCGTGAATCCATTCCAGTTTGCGGAATAAACCCTGTCGTTTTCCTTTTCACGATACTCTATCTTTGAATCCTCAATCTCAATCATACCGTTTGAGTATTCTTTCAACTTGTTTTCAAAGTCTAATTGATGTGTGAACCCTTCTTCTATAGTAATAGTATCCTTAGCTGATAGACACCATACGAGCATCAGTCCGATTATGCTTGCTAGTAATACTTTAATTTTCATATATGTTATTCCTTACTTTAATTAGTGACTCTCTTATATCCGTCTTCGTCCATAAGAATCAAGGACACTTCTTTGTGAGTTGGCTCCTTTTTATTGCTATGATATTTAAAATTTACTTTTAGATAATGCCTTTAATATTGGTTTTATAATCAGACCTATTAAACGAAAACTTTTAAATATAGAGCGTACAACCTTCATGAAGATGCCCCCTAAATCAAATAATATATCAAGTATGTATTATTACAAGTTACTCTATTACTTTGTATGTTCTTCCATTTGCTTATCAAGTGCTTTGGCGTAGGCATCCTTAGTTTCTTGATTTAACTTATAAATTGCTTCTTTCCACTGTTCTCCATCTACACCTGACATATATGGAGCGCTTTTTAATATAGCTAGTTGAATCTCCTGTTCATCTTCTTTATTAGCGTCTTGTATTAACTTTGTTCCCTTTCTTGCATCTGTCACTCCTTCTTGTATGAGTCTATGAATGTCTTTGTATTTATCAGGTACTTCTATGTTCTCCATACGGTCTAAGGCTTCAACCATATCTTCTGCTGTTTTGAATACGTCTTTATACCCCTTATTATTCTTTGTAGCTTCTCCTAGTTTTAACACTATTAAATCCTTCTTGTATTGAAACTCTACCAGTTGCTCACAAATGTAATACGGATACTGTTTTTCAGATATTACTGTTTTCGACATTGCTTTACTGGTTTGCTCAGTCTTAGGAGTAGAATCTTTATCTCCTACCCCACAACCGAACAATAATAGAACTGGAACTGTTAATGCTATGAGTTTCTTTGCTTTCATTATGTATACCCCTTTTAGAAAGTATTGTAATTAATTAACATATTGTACCATAACATAAATTATAAATATTGGATATATAAATTTCCTATCTTTACCGTAGAATTCATTTATTGTATTAATGAAGAATAGGATATACATGCTTGGAAATGAAAATAAATTTACAGTCTGCGAAATGGACATATAATAGAAGGAAAAATACAATATACGATTCTCTTTCTTGGTAGAGTATGTAGATACAGGTGAGGAATTTACAATTGATGAGAAGGTAAATGTGGATGGTTCACTACGATTTAAGGAACACAATAGCAAAGGAGAAACATATTATATAACGATAAATGAAACTTATGTATATGTATGGTAACTATATATATTACTACAATACAGTATACTCATAGGAGGTAGGTATGTGTTTGATAAAAATGAAATAAAAAAAATAAATGAGGTGCTTCAAGCTAATGCATTAGATCCAAATATAATTGGCCCTACACTTCCCCCTGTTCCACCATTTACTTTACCAACAGGTCCAACAGGTCC